GGCCTCCCGGTCTCTTTCGGGCGGTTTCGGGCTGGATGGTCATGCATCGGCCGGGTTCGGTCTGCATGGCTCTGCATGATCATGCATCGGGCCATGCATAGGGGGGTGTGATGCCGAAGAAGGGCTACGGGTACCGGTACACGAAGGCGCGGGCGAAGCTGTTGGCATCACAGCCGGGGTGCGCGCATTGTGGGCGGCCGGCGACTCAGGCGGACCATCAGCCGCCACTGTCGCGCCATGTGCACAAGGAGGGCAGTTCGTGTTGTGGGCTGGTCCCGTCGTGTACGGAGTGTTCGCGGGCGCAGGGCGGGTTCCTCGGTGGTGGGCGTCCGCAGCCGCCGGTATGGGTGGATGTGCCGGTCGAACCGGCCGGGTTCGACGTCGATCACGCGATGTGGGATGTGCCGTGGCTGGACGATCTGCGTGAGGTCCCCGTGAACGGGTGGTGGCCGCGCCTGATGACGGTCCCGCACCCGTCAGCGGTCGGTTCGATCGGTCTGGAGTTCGTCGACTGGGTCCGGGCCGAGCTCGGCATCACGCTGCGCTGGTGGCAAATCCTGTTCGCGGTCCGCCTCCTCGAGGTCGACCAGGAGGGCCGGCTGGTCTGGACGTCGGCGCTGTTGACGCTGGCACGCCAGTGCGGCAAGTCGATGCTCGTCTACTGCCTGGCCGAATGGCGTTCGGAGCAGGCCACCCGCTTCGGTGAGCCGCAACTTGTGGTTCACACCGCCGACACGCTGGAGCATGCGAAGGCGGTCTGGCAGATGGCCCACCGGCGCGCCGGCGAACATGGCTACGGGCTACGCCGGGCCGCGGGGGAGTACGGGATCTTCAAACCCGCCGGGGACTGGCTCGTCCGTTCACAGGCCGCGGTGGTCGGCTATTCGGCGTCTCTCGCTGTCGCCGACGAATGCCACCAGGTGAAGGTCGACACGATCGAACAGAAGTTGGGGGCGACGACGATCGAGAAGGAACAGTCACAGCTACTCCTGGTGTCGACCGCGTCGTCGGAATGTACAGAGCTGTTCCCGATGCGCCGTGCCGGCGCGCTGGCACGTCTGGCCGACCCGGACCGGGAACTCATCGTCGAATGGTCGGCACCGCGGGGTTCGGCGATGTCGGATCCGGTCGCGGTGCGGATGGCGTCACCGTGGTGGCATGACCGTCGGGCGGACGACATCCGCGGGCATTGTGAGCGGGCAGCACCGTACGAGGGGCAGCCACACCCGCATGAGCTCGTCATCGGGGTGCGGACCCAGTGGTACAACGAGTGGCCGCCGGCGGGTGTGGTCGGGGTCCGCGGGTCGGTGTTGATCGACCCGGAGGCGTGGGGTCGGGCGCGTTGCGATGATGATTCGGGCGGGCCGCTGGTGATCGCCGTCGAGGATCATTTCGGGCAGGGCGCGGCGGTCGGGTTCTGTGGGGTGCTACCGGACGACCGGCTGGTGATCGGCGGGCAGTTGTGTGACTCGCGGGCCGCCGCGTTCACGTTGGCGTCGCGGGCTGCCGCGGGACGGCCGAGGTCGTCGCTGGTCGTCGGTGCGTCGCTCGCCGGCGACCCGGCGTTGCGGGACATCGGTGTCACTGCGGTGTCGAAGGCGGGGTCGGCGGAGACGCCGCGGGCGTTGTCGATGCTGCGCGACATGGTCGCCGTCGGCCGGGTCGTTCATGACGGGTCGCTCGACGACCAGATGCTCGAGGTGCGGGTCCGTGACGGTCAGGGCGGGCTCAAACTGGTGGCCGGGCCGCGGTCGGACCTGTTACGGGCGTCGGTGTGGGCGCTGCTGTCGTCGGTCGAGTCGCCACCCACGTCCCCGGCGATCTACTAGGCCTCTGTGAGGCCGCTAGAGCCACGCAAACCCTGTTCGGCGGTGCGGATTGCGATTAGGGTTTGTCTGCGGTGGTAGGGAAACGGGCGCGTGAGGATCGGGCGGCATGGCGTGACCCGGTGACCCCGAACCCGAACCCTCCCGGTGTCCCACCGGCGACGGTCGGTGTCCCCGACTACCGGCCGGGCGACCCGCACGGGTTCGAGATCATCGACGAGGGCGGCACGCCACGCGGCCCGACCCGTTTCGTCGCCTCACCGTGGTCGGGCTGGCCGGCCGAGTGGTCGCCGCCGATCCTCGGCCAGTTCGAGGATCTCGTCGACACCGCCTGGATGTGTCTCGACCTGAACGCGTCGGTGATCTCGACGATGCCGCCGTACACGTTGACGGGTGGTCTGCTCGCCCGTCCGCCGGGATGGCTCGACAACCCGGACCCGGACTTCTACACGTCGTGGGAGGAGTTCGCGAAGCAGCTGTGGTGGGACTATCAGATGGGTGAGGCGTTCGTTGTCTGCACGGCCCGCTACAGCGACGGGTATCCGGCCCGGTTCCATGTCGTCGAGCCGTGGCTGGTGAACGTCGAGATGGGTTCGGATGGTCGGCGCGAGTACCGGATCGGGACGATCGACCCGGGGCCGGATCTGTTGCACATCCGCTACAAGTCACGTTCCGGGCAGGCCCGCGGGGTCGGCCCATTGGACGCTGGGCGGGCGCGGATGGTCGCCGCCGGGCTGCTGCAACGCTACGCCAGTCGTGTTGTGGAGTCCGGCGGTGTCCCGTACTACGTGATCACCCACCCGCATGAGCTGACCGCAGCCCAGGCCTCAGAGCTCCAGGCGCAGTGGTATGCGTCGCGGACGAACGCCCTCGGGATGCCGGCGGTCATGTCGGGTGGGATCACGATCGAGCCGTTGCAGATCTCCCCCGAGGACATGGCGCTGCTCGACCTGTCCCGCCACGCCGAGTCGCGCATCGCGCTGCTGCTCGGCGTGCCACCGTTCCTGGTCGGTCTCCCGTCGGGTGGCGACTCGATGACGTACAGCAACACGACGTCGCTGTTTGACTATCACTGGCGGGCCGGGTTGAAGCCGAAGGTCGATCCGGTTGTCGCCGCCCTCTCCCAGTGGGCGCTCCCACGGGGCACAGATGTCGAAGTGAACCGTGACGAATATGTCCGCGGGACAGCGAACGAGCGGGCCCAGACGTGGCAGATCCTGACCAGCATCGGTGTGCTCACCGCCGACGAGGTCCGCCGGCTCGAGCGGTTTGTGATCTCCGGCCAGCAGGCCGCACCGACACCGGCCATCACCCCAGCGGAGGCGTTGACATGATCGACACCGACCACCCGATCGAGTACCGCAAGGCGTCGACGCTCGAGGTCCGCCACGCGCAACGCACGATCGAGCTGATCGCGGCCCCGTACGACGAGGTCGTCGAGGTCGAGTACCGCGGCCGTTGGATCACCGAGTCGTTTGATCGTGAGGCGTTCGCCGGTGTTCACGGTGAGGTCACGGTGAACCGTGCCCACGATCTCGAGCAGCCGCTCGGCAAGGTTGTCGATCTCCACCCGAACGACCCCCGCGGCCTGCGGGCCGAGCTGAAGATCTCGCGCACCGCAGCGGGCAATGACATGCTCGAGCTCGCCGATGACGGGCTGCTCTCGGCGTCGGTCGCGTTTAGGGTGTTCGCGGGCGGTGAGCAGTGGTCGATCGACAAGCGTTCGCGCAAGGTCACCCGGGCGAAGCTCGTCCACATCGCGTTGACCGGCGACCCCGCCTACAAGGGCGCCAAAGTGCTCGCCGTGCGGACCGCCGACCAGCCGCCGCCGGTGCGGACGGCGACACCGAACCTGGACCGGATCCGGCTCGAGATGATGGCCGAGAAGGCCGGGGTCACGCTCGATGCGTGACATCGTCACACCCGCCGTCTAACATCGGCATCCAACAAGTCGAGGGAACCTCTGGGCGAGTGGCCGTCATAGCCGCCGGATCAGACGAAGCGATGTACCCGGACTCGGAACCGTAAGCACCACCACGTTTCGAGAGAGGGGTCGCGATGTCCGCGACAGACGCCATGCTCGCCCGCCTGCAGGCCGAGCTCGAGGAGCGCCGCACGTTCATGGATGGCCTGGTCGACGCGGCCGAGTCCGCCGGCCGGGATCTGACCAGCGAGGAGTCCGAGCTCTACAAGCGGCACCGCGACCGTATGCAAGCTCTCGCGACCCAGATGGAACCGCTGCGCGAAGGCGCCCGGATCGCGATCGAGTCGCGGACCCGCACCCAGGAGCTCGTCGGCATGTACGCCAACGCCCGCGGCCCGCAGCCGAAGGTCGAGTACCGCAGCCCGGGCGCCTA